ACACGTCGCGTCGTCCCAGCCGTAGAGCTTCTTCGGGTCGAAGCCGTGCGCCTTACCCAACCGCTCGAACAGTTCTCGTGCGCGCACGTCGGCTTCGAGGACTCGCACCCTGAACCGATCGGCCGCCTCCCGCGCTTCCAACTCGATCGATTTCAGATCGCCCATCGAGGCCCGAAACTTCCAGAAGTCCTCCGGCGGGAGCTTCGTGCGCGAGCCGGTCGGTTTCTCCGTCATCAGTACCCCCTACACAGCACATAGATGCCTACGCCCGCGAGCGCGGCCGAGTCGTACCCGATCGTGAGCGTCGACGTCGACGACAGCAACGTCATGTTGTCCAGGCTTGTACTGGTCGTGGACGCGACGCAGATCGGGGCGTTCGTGAACGCGTGACCGAAGGTGACGAGCCCACCGGTCGACGTCCCTGTTCCAATCGCAATGACGAAGCCGTAGTCGGTGCCGGTGATCGTCGGGCCCGCCCCGAATCCGCTGGTGATCACCGGCGTGCCGGCTGAATCCGCGATATGCGATGAGGCGCCGAAGGTCTTATCCCCGGCCGCGTTGATGCCCCACCGCAGCACGCTGGCGCCGGTATAGAACCGGATGACGCCGGCGGCATTCTCCGCCGAGATCGACAAGCCGCCCGCCCCCGTGCAGACCAGCGACGCCCCGGCCTGCACGTCAGACGAACCAGTCGTATAGCCCTGCGAGAACGCCGCGAGGTTCGCGACCGTCGTCCCAGCGGTCGCGCGCAACAGTGCGTAGTTGCCGGTCCCGCTAGTGGTGTTCGTGACGAAGAGCGCGTTCGCGCCCGTGCCACCGGCGCTGAACGAGTGCGTGCCGAACCCCTCCACCGCGAGCTTGCCGCCCAGGGTGAAGGTCGCGTAGGCGCCCGCACCCGCGAACATCGCATCGATCCGCGCGTAGACGTTATTCTGCAGGGCGTTGTTATTGAGGACGGTCCCGTCCGCATTCGGCGCCGCCGCCGAGCCGGTATCGTTCGTCCATGTATCCCTGGTGATTGTGCTGGCAGCCATCGGTTATCCCGGAAGTTGTTTCAACAGATCGTTGAGCGACCGTGAGAAGACGCCCAGCTCAACGTGCTGTCGCACATCGAACGACGAGCCCGAGACGATGCCATAGGGCTTGAGCGTGACGACCTGAATCGTGAACGTGCCAGCAATCGACAGCGGTGTCGTCACCGCTAATGTGACGGAGCGTCCCGCGCGCACGTAGCGCTTCGGTGTCTTATAGGTGAAGCCGGTTTCCTCAAGCGCGCTCCCGAAAGTCGCGAGATCGGCCGTCGCCCTGGCGGTCGCTTCGCTGACGGACAGGCGCCCGTCCTGCAAGACGTTGATCGCCTGACCCGATAGACCGCCCCCCAGCAAGGTGGCCAGTGCGGTCGTGGCGGCGCCGTCTGTCACGTCGACGATCACATCGACCGGGTCGTTGGCCGCGATGTCGTACAGAATGCCGCTACAGCCGGTCAGCGTGCCGGGTCCACCGACGACGGTCTCCACGGTCAGGCCCGTATAGGTGAACAAGCTCCGACCACTGATGGCCGATCCACCGCCCGTGGAGAACATGCTCGTGGCGTTGACGCGCACCGTCGCGGAACCCGCCGGCGTCAGGGCCGCGGCCGTGGTGCCGAGGCCCTGATAGAGGGTGCGTGTCCGAACTTGGGTCAGGTCTTCCTGATAGTTCAGCGACTGTTCGAGAATCGTCGCGCCCGTGACGTCCGCGAGTGCGGCCTCGGGATACGTGCCAGCGGGGTAGATGTTCACGACGCGATCCGGGGCGAGCTCGCAGACGGCGTTCGCGGCCTTCGCCAACCGCTGCAGCGCGGTCCACACCGGCTCAAACGTGAACGGCATCGTCAAGTTCCCGAGCGACGACGGGCAGTACCCGATCCGGAAGCCGCCATCAGTGAACCGATACAAGATGTCCGCCGCGATCGTGCCCACACCCGTTGAGTCGTACTGCGCCAGGACGGGGTTGTAGCGATCGAGCAGCCACTGATAGCCGACGGCGACGCAGTTCCAGACGAGCGCAGGGCTGTCCGGCGCCTCAGGCGCGGCCGACGCCTGTAACAGGGTCCCGGCAAACAAGTAGTCATTGGGGGTGGCGAAGGTGACCTTCACGTCCTGCCCGACAGCCGGCGTAATCGTCTTGAGTTGAAACGTGAACGTGGCTGGTGTGCCGTCCGCGCGCGTCGTCAACGTCCAGCTGTCGCGCAGAATTAGCGCGGTCCGGTCGGTCCCGTTGACGTACGCCTTCACAGACGGTGGCGTCCATCCACAATAGGTCACGCCAGAGCGCGCGATGCCGGAGCGGGCTTGCAGGTACGCCATCAGGCCACCTTCAGCCGTTTCTCGCGGCGCAGCCGCAACATGATTTCGTCCGCCACGCGTTCCGGATCGCCCGCACCGTTGACGACGATTGCGCCCTTCTGAAGCGTGAGGGACCCGCCGCCGCCGGGCCGGTCGCCGCGGTTGAGCGCGCCGATCGCCTGGGTGCCGACGGCCGCGGCCGCGCGCCGGTTGAGCACAGCTTCGCCCGTCTGCAGAATCGCCGGAACCTCGTCGGGGAGGAGCCCGTTGTGCGCGATGATCGGGAACGGCAGCACCCGCGCGGTGCCGCCGTGGAACGTCGCGCCGGTCGGATCGTCGTCGGCCCCCGTGTCGCGCGTCTTCCGGTACCGCTCCTCGACGTCGATGACCGTCTTCTTCGGGATCTTGTCGATCAGATCCGGGATCACGCCGAGGGCCTTCGCCAGCTGATTAATGGCGTCGACGATCGACTTGAAGCCCTCGGTGAGGGTCGTCGCGAAGCTCAGGCCCTCAAGGTCGGTCATCTTCTCGCCGGCCTCAGTGGTCAGCAGGCCCATTTCGATCATTTTTTGGAGCAGCGGCTTCATCGCGGACGGGATCTCCGTCCCCGTCCGGACGGCGAACTGCACGTACTCGTTGATTGATTTGCTCATCTTCTCGGTCACGAGCGTGACGTCGAATCCGGCCTTCGTCAGATCGGCGAAGTCCTGAATCAGGCCGCGCGCGATTTCGTCGAGCTTCGCCTGCTTGGCCTGCTGCCCCGCCTGTTCCCACGAGAGGCCGTACTTGTCGATGAGGCCCGGCAGGCGTTGCATCCAGGCATCCTGGGTGGCAAACGCGGCGTTGATTTCGTCGATGACCTTCTTCGCCTGCTCGGGGCTGTTGCGACCGACGCCCTGCGTCAGCTTGATCCAGAGCGCCTCGCCGGCGGCGCCGAGCGTCAGCAGCTTCTCGTGCATGGCGTCGAACGACCCCGCGGTCTCGGTGACGAATTTGATCACCGCATCCCGGCCGGCGGTGCCGAACAGCCCGCCGAGGATCTTCGCCAGGGGCGCGACGAACTTCGAGAGCATGGGGCCGACGACGGGAATGGCGTCGACCATCCCGGTCACGAAGTCCAGCGCCGTCTGTTTCGCGAAGTCCTTCAGGCCCCCCCATCCACCTTTGGTGAAGGCCTCCTGCGCCTGCTGCGCGAGGAGCTTGAACGTGTCGCGCGTCGAGAGCGACAACCCCCCGTTGGCGGCGATCGACTGGTCCACCATTTTTTGCCACGCCTGCTCCACCGCCGCGGCGGAGAACTGGCCCGACGCCTTCATCTGCTCGTAGTCGCGCTTCGCGGCGGCGGCCTGCTTTTGCAGGTCGGCGGTAGTCGAGATCCCTTGCTGTCGCATGCGCTCGACGATCGTGCTGGCGGTGCCGTTCGCCAGATCGATCTGCTTCTGGTAGTACTTCGACACCTCGCCGCCCATGTCGCCGAGGGCCTTGATCTTGGCGTCGCGCTCGATTTCGATCTGCCTGACGGTCAACGCCGTGCCGCCGAGGGTGAGTTGGTAGTTCTTCTCGCGGTAGTCCACGCTCGCGAGGTACTGGGTCGCGAGGGTCTTCAGCGAGGCGTCGCCGATCTTCCGTTGGCCGGCGTTCCAGTCGTCGACCGCCTTGTTGATGAATCTGGTCGAGGCGTCGAGCATCCCTTCGTGCGCCTTCCGCCAAATCTCCTCGATTTCCTTTCCGTTCTTCACAGTGTCGAGGTATGTCGTGACGGCCTTGGCGCTGATGCCGAATTTCAACGCCGTCACCTCGACGCCACGACTGAGATTGGCGTTGTCGATCGCGAACTTCTTTTGCTCGTCGGTCAGCGGGATCAGCGCCCTGCGATTCTCGTCGAGCACCTTCGCGTGCGCCTCGCCGACGGTGACGGCCTTCTTCTGGGCATCGATAACGCGGGTGATCTGTTCCTCGTTGACGCTTGCAGTCGAAGTGACGGTTTTCAGCTTTTCCGCAATCTGCGCGGCCGACAGGCCGCCTTTGTCAAAGGCAAGAATCAGCCCGCGCGTCTCCGTTGACAATGGCGAGAGCGCTTTCGTGCTGAGGGCCTCGGCTTCCTTGGCTAGGTCAGCGACCGTTTTGGTCACGCTGGTGGTTGCGGCCGCGTGCTTTTTTGCCTCGTCGGCCGCCTTCGCTGCGGCGGCGGCGGACTCGCTGACGCGCTGATTCGATAGGAGCATCGCGGCATTGAAGCTGCCGGTGTTATCCCAATCGACGTAGAATTTTTTGAAGCTGGCCCACGAGGTCAGCGCGCTCCCGAGGCCGACGTTGACGGTGGCGACCGATGACGAGACGGAGTTCCCTATCTTGGTCCAGATCGACGTCGCGATGTCGCCGAGTGTCATCGTCTGGTCGCCGAGCTCCGCGGTCTTCTTTCGCGCGGCGTCCATCGCCGCGAGGTAGAAGGCCATCTTCTTTTCGGAGTCCGTCATTTGCTCGACGGTTTTCCCGAGCTTCGCCGCGTAAGCCTCGTTGGCCTCGCCGACCTTGACGGTCAGGCCGAGGTTGTCGAGGATTAGTGGCGATGATCGGCCGAGGGCCGTAATCAGGTCGTCGAGTGATTTCGTCGCGTCCTGGCCCATCGCGCGACCGAGGATGGTCGCGGTCTTCGCGAGTTCGCCCATCGAGTCGGCCGTTACAGGGAGTCCGAGCAGCATCGCCTTATTCGCGCTCGCCATCAGGTCGTAGTTCCCGACCATCCCCTTGGTCGACGTGGTCATGTTGGCGAGCATCACCTGGCCGTCGATCTTCATCGAGTCGGTCAGGCGTCGATAAGACTGCTCGACCGCCGGCAGCTTCATGCCGGTATCGATGAAGTCACCGACACCACTGGTGAGCTTCTGGATCGCGCTCGCCGCCAGGTTGGCGAGCGTGAACTGACCGAACGTGCTCTTCAGCAGTCCCGCGGCCCGATCGGCCAGCGACAGCGGAGGCTCCAGCTTCGCCGTCGCAGCCGCCAGGCGCGTCAGCGCGTCCGGCGCCTCCCGGCCGAGGGCCTGGTATTTGTCCAGCGCCTTCACCAGGATGCCGTTGATCCGTTCCTTTTCCGCAGCGGTGAGTTTCTCGACGCCGCCCATCTTCTCGACAGCGGCGATGTAGTTATTCGCAGCGCCGAGCAGCCCGTTCCCGCTCAGCGACCGTGTCAACTGGTCGACCTTCGCGGTATGCGCGACGACGCCGCCGGTGCCCTCCTCGATCGCCTTCTTGAAGTCGGCAATGTTGGTGACCCATTTGATCTGCGCCTGGAGCGTCATCTCGACGCGCCTTCCAGGACGGGGGTGACTGCGGACCGCATCTCGTTGAGATAGCGGCCGCGTTCCACCGCCAGCGCATCGCCGATCGCCGGGTTGGGGCTCTTGTACCGCGTCCCAAACTCGTGCCAGACCGCGACCATGGGAAAGAGGTCGGAGGCGAGGAGCGACGCGTCATCGAAGCCGATCACGAACTGCTTCGCGCTCGGCTCCACGTCGACCGTCACGGCGGCCCGAAGCCTCGCCTGGAGGTTGGTGCGCGCGCGCGCACGGACGCCGGCGGCGACGCGGGTCGTCGTGCCTTGCGCCACCTCGCGCGCCCGAGACTCGACATCCGCCGCGACCTTCGTCGCAGTCCGGTTGAAGGCGTCGAGTCCGATCAGCTCCGCGCTCACCAGTAGGTCACCTCGTCGTCATCGCCGTACTTCTCTGCGTCCGCGGCGTCACGATGGGCTTGCGCCCGACGTTCTTCCCGCACCGCGAGGTACGCCATCCACTGCAGAAGCTCCTGGGCGGTCATCCCATCCAGGAGCGTTTCGACTGACTGCCCCATCTCCAACGCGAGCGTGAAAATGAAGTAGTGGAAGTCGTTCTCGCGGAACGCTACTTTCCCGAGTCCTCGTCCTCCTCGTCATCGCCGAGACCGGAGAGCTGCTGGATCTTTTTGAAAATCTTTCCGATGGCGTCGGCGCGGTTCTCGCCGAGCCACTCGGCGTCGTCATCGGAGAACAGACGGGTGCCGTCGATCTCCGCGTCGACGACGCAGCGGACCGCCATCTTCGCCTGGATGTTCACGGTCACGACCTTGCGCTTCCGGCCGTTGCCCTGAAACAGCGACTCGTTGAAGAGCGACAGTTCCTTCGCGCCCATCGGGAGGACGTACACCTCGCCGACGAGATGCGGCGGATAGTTGAGCGTGAGCTTCTCCGCCACGCGCGGCGCCTTGGCCGCTTCGCGGAACTGGTCGCGAGAGATAAGAGCCATGTGTCCTTCTCTAGGCTGAAGGCAGAGAGGCACCGGCGTCGCGCGTCAGCCCGTACGCACGCGACGCCGGCGGAAGCCGAACGCGTCTACGACGAGCTCGTGAAGAACGAGAGCGCACCCGTGCCGAGGAAGTTAACGGGCGCCATGTTGACGCCGCCGAACTCCGCGTCGATCTGGGAGAACTCTCCGTCGAGCAGCAGCTGGCCCTGGAATTCCGGATTCCCCGTGGTGCGGATCCCGGTGGTCGGCCGGACGATCATCGCCACGCCGGACGAGCCGGTCGCGTCGAAGATGCCCTTCATCGTCTCGTAGACGCTACCGGTCGAGTAGTCCTGGTAGAACTCGAACGAGGCCTTCCAGGCCTTGACGTCGACGAGGATGTTCTCCTCCCACGAATCGGTCATCGCGCTGACATTCGCGGGCGACCGCTTGGAGGTGCGGATGGTGAGTTTCTTGACCCGGCCGCTCAGGACGACGCCGTTGAGCGTGACCTGGGCGTCTTCGATTACGTGTCGAGGCATGGCCCTGTCCCTTTCGGCAGGGCCAAAGCCCTGCGATGAAAGCGCGTTGCACAGGGCCTCGTCGCGCAGGGCCTCGACCGGTCTCGCGGACCTTCTTACTCGTTGATCGGAATCCGACGCCCGGGCGCCGAACTCAACACGTCGAACACTTCTCGCGTCTTGTGCTCATGCGGCTCGTCGACGATGACGACCGGCACGAGGCTGATGAACTTGCTCCGCAGGTGGCTCTCGAGCTGCGCCGGCGGAATGTCGTGCTCGAACTCCTCGCCCGGGAGCACGAATGGCCCACCCGAGTCGCCGTAGTTGAGCGGCATCGTGCCGTCGTTCCGGTAGCGTTGCGGCATCACACGGTCCTTTCGCTGTCGTAGATGAACCCGCAGGCCTTGCACTTCCAGAAGCGCGCGCCCGGGTTGTCGTCGGTCCGCTGTCCCTGCGGGTGCGTGCACGGCGCCGCCTGGGGCTCCGGGAGCGGCTCCTGCAGCGCCTGCACGAGCTCGCGCAGTCCATCGCGAATCTCCGTCAGCACCACCAGGCACGCCGCGTGCTGTGCGGCCTGGTCAGTTCGGACGGCATCGATCGCGTGGAAGATGTCCTCGATGTCCATCAACTCACCTGATCCACCAGCGCGCACCATTGCGACACCGCGTTGAAAATCGGCACCCCGTTCACGAGTTCCGGATCCTCGTAGACCCGCGTCCATTCCCACCAGAGCCGCAGCACCAGGTGGTTCGCGATCACCGGCTTGACTCCGTCCAGGACCTGAATCGCGGCCTGGATGATCAACAGCGCTTCCGCGAACGTCGGGTCGGCCGATAGCGCCTTCAGCTGGAAGCGCACCTCTTGCCCCGGCGTCGACATCGCCGGCAGCGCCAAGTAGCCGGCCGGCGCCTGGATCACCAGGTACGGCGGCGCCGTGGTCTGCGGCGCCAGGCCCTGATGGACTCCGCCCGTGGCCAACCCCGCGCCGGTCACCGCGGCAACGTCCAGCAGCGGGTAGACCGCAGCCACTAGATCCCAGGTCGCGTCGCGCCGGGTATCCATGGTCTACTGCGTCGCCCCCGTCTGGAGCTCGAGGAACCGGTTGCCGACCTTCATCACCGGAATAACCGCGTGAATCTGCAGCACCTGGCCGCGCCAGGTGAGCCGGTGCTTCGGCACGACATCGGTCCGGTAGCGAATCCGAAACCGCGGTCCGAGGTTCGCGACGACCGCCGACTGCTGCAGCTGCTCGTTGCCCACCGAGGGCTGCAGGTATTCGCCAGGCACCGTGGCGTACGTGGACCAGCTCGCCGTCCGCCGGCCGGTACCGGTCGACGTCACCTCGGCGTTGCTTTGCAGCGCGAGCGATTCGCGCATCGCCCCGATGCCTGCCATCAGCCCACCTCCGGCAGCAGGAACTCCGAGAGCATGTCTTCGAGGCCGTTCGGGAGCTCGCTCACCGTCAGACCATTGCCGAGCGCGACGCTCTCACGGTTCTCGTAGAGCTCGGTGGCCAGCTTCCGGATCGCCTCGACGAGCGGGTCCGGGATCCCAGATTCCGGCGTTGTGCTGTAGCCGGCCGTGAATCGGATGACCCCGCCGACCTGGGGCCTGGTGCCCGTCGGCCAGGTGTAGCCGCTCTTCAGACACAGCCGGCCCGGGTCGCTATACGTGTCGATGAACCAGCCGCTCGAGCCGAAGTCCTGCGACGTGCCGTCGGTCTGGAAATACGTGATCCGATCGATCGACACGACCGGGCGACGCGGCAGCCTGATGGGGCTCCCATCGCAGGGGAACTGGTCAATCGCCAGGTCGAACTGGTTCCGGAAGCAGGACACGAGCGTCCGCCCCTCGATCTTTTTCCGGGCGACCACGAGCTTCTCGAGGAGCAGCGCGTCCTCGGAGCTCGAGGCGATCCGCAGGTGGTCCCGGAGGCTCGTCGAGGGCGAGAACTCCTCGTACGTCTGCCCCGTGGAGACCGCCTTGACCGCCCAGTGGCCGACCTGGAAGTAATCCATCCGTTACCCTCGCCGCTCCGGCTTGGGGCCGCGGGCCAGAGGTCGCGCCCTGGCCGCGTCCTCTGCAGGTTGGAGAACGGCCGTCTCCGGGATCCCGTCCAGGACGCGGACGTAGCCAGTACGCGCCAGGCGCTGCGCACGCTTGACGTTGATCGCCTTGCGCTCGCCGGCGGCGTCGTCCGCACAGTTCGCGAGGAAGAGCACGTTCACGGTCGTCATGCCGCAGCTCCCGGGTTCTTGATCACGACCCCGCGGCGGGCGTGCTCGAATCGTTTCAGGTGGTAATCACACTCGTCCTTCATCCCGTCGAGAGTGTTGAGGGTGCAGATCACCTTGTTGCGCTGCTCCTCGATCTCCCGGATGCGGGCTTGGAGGAACGCTTCCCCGTTGAGCCCTTCCTTCTCCTCGCGACTCTCGAAGCCGTAGACGTGGTCGGCCCGGAGCAGCGCGGAGCCGACGGCGATCGCCACCTCGATGCCCAGCCCGCGCGCGAGGCCGATGAAGTACTCCGCGTTCGGGCGCTGCTCGCCGTATTCGCTCGCGGCCGCCAGGTCGATGCCGTAGAGCCCGATCCAACTCACGGCCTGATCACTGTTCGGACGGAATGCCTCGTCGCGGCCCTCGTCGATCGCCATCGCGAGCATGAAGCCGATCGACGAGGTGAAGTACGGCCGCTGGCCGAACCGCGCGAAGAACCGGTCGCTCATGTGCGCGAGCGGATACACGACGCCGGCGGGGATGTCCGCGAACAGCTCCCGCATGAAGATCGGCTTGTGCGCCGGATCGCCGACCGGGGCCTGCGCTCGCAGCCAGTTCACGTGGGCTGTCTGGTCGCGGTCACCCTTGATTTCGAAGGCCTCGCGGGCGTGGAGCTCGAACCACCGATCCCAGCGCGGCAAATACTTGTGGAGCTCGTTGATGCCCCAGATCTCGACAGACGGGTCGTCGAACGGCGCCAGCGCGTAGCTGTCCGCGAACCCGACGATTGCGACCTTGCGACTCATAACCCTCCTGGCGTCACGGCGCCTCTTCATGAACCGATCGAGATGGACGTGGGACGACACCGAAGGCCGCCCACGTCCACACCCAATGACAGGGGGTCTACGTGTTCGGCAGTTCGTCCGCGCCGGTCAGCACGATCGACCCGCTGTAGTAGAGCGAGTCGCCCGATGTGGCCGCGGTGAACGCCGGCGTCAGCACCTGACGGATGTAGCGCCTGGCGCCGGCCAGGCTGACGGGCTGCTCGACCACGTCTTCCACGGCCTGCGCACCTGTTGCGCCGGTCGACCCGAGGGCCTTGGACGCGTTGGTGGCCGTGGAGAAGCTGTCCCAGCTTGTGCCGTCGCTCGAGTGCTGGAACGACGCAGCGAGGGTGACCGCGTTGACGGTCGATCCTACGAAGCGCCCGCGGATGATCGAACGGCAGCTGTAATAGCGCCGATCGAGGGCGTGCCGATCGATGGTGGCGCCGTTGGCCGCGGCGCCGGAGCTGGAGGGCACCGCCGCCGAGGTCTGGGCAATGCCCACCAGGACCTTGAGCGTGCGGCCTCCGTCGTACTGTCTGCTGAGGCTCATGATGTCTTCTCTCTTCCTTTGAAATAAGTGGTGAATCAGGGCTGACCAGGCGTGCCCGATCAGCCCTGCGACATCAGGGCTCTACGCGCCCCACGCCACGGCTTCGAGCACGTGCGCACTCTCGACGTGACGCATGGCGAAGTCCGTCTTGCGAATCAGGCGGATGACCGACTCGTCCCGCGAGATACCCGAGCGCAGCGTGCCGCCGGCGTCAACATAGGCGGCGTTCGCGAACAGCTCGAGCTCGAGCGCGCCGTTGTCGCCGATGAAGCACTCGGACATCTCGGCGTAATAGACCTCGGTGTCGGTGCCGGCACCGAGAACGATCGAGATGTTGTTGTCGACCTGGACCGGTGCGTCGGCGAGCGAGTTTCCGTTGCGCAGTTCCGGAAACGCGAAGTTGCTGTTGCCGTCGACCAGGTCCCACGCGAGGTAGTGCTTCGCGCGCGAGTGGATGAACCAGGCCCGCTTCTGCATGGGCGCGTTCGCGTTGCCCAGGCGGTTCAGCGACACGCGGATGTCGGTACGGACGTTGGCGAGCGATGTGCCGGCCGAGTTGGTACGACCGGGATCGCCGACCCAGTAGTAGATCCCCTTCGGCTGGCTGCCCGTGCCGGGGCCCTTGAGGAAGCCGACGTCTTCGGCGTTGGCCGCGGCGACGACCATGTCATCGCGGACCAGCCGATCAGTGGCGAGGCTGCCGTTCTTGAGTAGATCGTTGCTGAGCGGGACGAGGCAGGTGAGCTTCTTCTCCGTCAGCTTGATCTCGCCGGTCGTCATTTCCGACGCCGTGATGTTGTCGCCTTCGGCGCCCCAGTAGGCGGTCGCCCCGCCCGTGATCTTCGGGATCGTGGCGGATCCGTTGACGAGTGGAATCGATCGGGCACCAGCGCGGCGGACGGCCGCTTGGGCTCGGAGCAGCTCGATCAGCTCCGCACCGACCCAGTTCTCTGCGATGAGCGCGCCGCCAGACGTGAAGACGGTCTGCTGCATCGCACGCGCTTGCGGCGAGGACTCGCCATAGGCCTTGGCCGCCCACCGCTTCGCGGCGTCGGTGTCCTGGCCAAAGCGATACCTGGCCGAGATGATGGCGCCGAGCGCATCGCCCTTTTCCGGCTTGGCCACCGGTTCCACGTAGACGTTGCCGTTGCGCGGCTCCGGCGCGGGATCCGAGCGCTGACCCGCCTGTGTCTCCGGCGCGATCGCGTCGAGCTCCGCCTGCAGCGCGGCAGACTCTTCGTGTGCCCGGATTTCTGCTTTGATCGCTTCAGCCGCGGCCTTGAAGCCGTCGTACTGACCCTGCTCTTCAGGAGTCAATCCGCGCTTCTCGCCCGTGGCCTTCGTCAGAATCGCCCGCGCCTCATTCAGCTTGGCGCGCAGCTTGTCGCGAAGTTCCTTCATGGCCCTGCGTCCTTTCGTGCAGGGCCTCCGGAAATGGACTCCCTGCGAACTGCGCGTTCACAGGGCCTCTTCGCGCTATCGGGCCTCGACTGGCTTCGGGGAGCCTCGAGTATGGAGTTGTAGCGCCGCGGATTAGGCGGCGTTCCGACCGGTAAAAACGTTGAACTCGTTGCAGTGTCCGCACTTCACGCGGACGACGCTGCCTGGCTTCAGATCGAGTTCTGCCAGCAACTTGTTACACGCCGAGCCGTCGCGTTTGCGACCGCTGCAGCGCACGCCGAGCAATCGCTCCTCGGTGCTCGATCGGTCGACGAGGCGCGCCGCGTGGGCGTGCTGCACCTAATCGAGCTCCATCAGATCGAGCTCGCGCTCGAGCAGTTCGACCGGGACTTCCGCCGGCGGTTCCAGGTGCTGCGCCGTCGGCGTGACCGCAGCCGCGGTCGCCGCGGTCGTGGCGTCAGCCGCCTCGCGCAGCTGCTTCGCCTCCTCGACCTTGCCCATCGCCCTGGCGCTCACCGTCGTGTTCTCGTACGCCGGGAACGCGACCGGGCCGGTCTCGTAGAGCCGCGCCTTCTTGATCGTGCGGAGCGGGAGCATGCCCTTCTTCGTCTCGCTGTAGTCCCACTCCTCGTCATCGGAGTGCTCGACGGTGAACTGGAAGCTGCTGCCCGTGATGTCTCCGCGTTTGATCGAGACGACGACGTCGCGCCCGAACGAGGTGTCCGGCGGCTCGGCCTTGTAGACCAGGCCCTTGTTGTCCTCTTCGACGGTCGCCGTCTTCGCGCTCGTCCGCCCGAGGATCTGATTCGGGTCGTGGTTGAACGCGACGCGGATGTCGTCAGTCTTCAGCGAGTCCTTGAAGGCACCCGGGAGGATCCGCTCGCGGAACCAGCTGCCGATGACGGTCTCGTCGTTGAACAGCGCGCCGTGGCCTTCAATCGTCGGGAGCTCCGTGCCATCCTTCGCGCGGACGGTGACAGCGGAGGTCGCCGGCAGATACCGGTTCT